TTAGCTTACAAGTGATATTGCCTCATTGGAACTTCGTGAGATATCGTCCTGTGCCATAAATGTGACAGTGTTGCTGTATTTGCTTAAATGTTCGCCACTCAGGTGCGCGTACTTATTGACCATCTCAAGAGTCTCCCATCCACCCATTTCTTTTAGCACCATTAGTGGGGTACCGTTCTGGGCGTGCCAACTTGCCCAGGTATGCCTCAGATCATGGAATCTAAAATCAACGATACCGCTTAATGACAAGGATCTCTTAAAATCTGTACGGTTGAAATCGCCTTGCATCGTGCCATCCGAAGAAAACAAGAATTCCTTTTTACGAGATATCTTTCTGATCAATGCTACAGCCTCATCATTGAGGGGGAGTGGTCTCGCTCTTCCTGATTTAGCTCTATCTGCAGTAACAACAGCTACTCGCCTGCTCAGATCTACATTCTTCCATGTCAACGAAAGCATTTCTCTTAATCTGGCACCTGTAAGTAGAGCGAAAGAGCACAGTTGCTTCATCCATTCGTGTTCAAGATTATCGATAAGAGATCTGGCTTCGTTTTTGTATATCCACCTTACCCGGACCTTGGGCTCACGCAATGATCGAGAATAAGGAATTTTATCAATCCAGCCGTTTCTATAGGCTAGAGAGAATCCTCGCATTATCAGAGCCCGATAACGGTTTTTTGTAGCATTCGCCAGCCGTTTTCTGGAAAGCAAACCATGAGTTGGGAGGTTGTTAGTAATGTCTTCACTGGTAATCGATGATATTAACCTACCCTGAAAGCATCCCAACCAATAGCGTGCCTGTGTTTGTTTGTCACTAAAACAGGCCTGACCTTCGGCATCCTGTAATGCCAGAACTATCAGTTCTTCAAAACTTCGTTCAGGTCTTTTATCAAGATTTGCAACAGCCCATAATTCATGTTTCAGCTTATCGTGAAGCTGTTGGGCTTTTGCTTTTTCCTCGGTGCCAGCAGAGCGTCTAATTCGCGTGCCATCTGGCGCTGAGATATCGATCCAGTACGTGTGACCCCTTTTGTAGATCGGCATTTTTTTCTCTCCTTACCGCCTACAACACCCAGCCGGAAAACATTGTTATCCGTAACAGGCGCTTCGGCAAACTTTTTCAAACTTTCGGAGTTGGCGCGCCAGTTATTACCAACGCGAAACATGTGATATTTGCGAGGATTGCGATAAATGGTGGTGGCCGAAACCTGCAGAGTAGCGGCCAGTTCTTTTACGGTCATAAGTATTTCCGTAGTGGGCATACTCACCTCTCGAGTAAATTTTTAAGCCACTTGCTGATCGCGGTTGATGCAGAGTTCTGGCAGGTTGGCGCGCACAAGTGCCTCGGCGAACGGCGGCGGCACGGCGTTGCCACAGCGTGCGACCTGTTTGTCTTTCGCGTACTTGTTGCCACGATAGTCACGGTCGATGACGTACCACGCCGGGAAGCCCTGGGCGTTATACAGTTCCCGCGGCTGCAGCATGCGCATGCCGATATCGACGATCCGGTATGTAACGCCTTCCACCTGCACAAATTCGGTCAGGCCATGCTGGTGGAGAAATTCAGCCGCCAGCGCTGCTCGCGCTTCGTCGTAATTCTCAACCGCCAGGCAGGTGCGCACTTCGCCGACGTGCTGGCCGCCAGCTGTGATAGTTGGCATCGGCTGGTTAATTAGCTGTCCGTCTTTGCATGTACCGCGCAGCTTCACCAGGTTAGACGTTACCAGCGCGTGGTGATCCGTGGTGGTGACAGTGTGGGCCGGACCATCCAGTGGTGCGCCCGGTCCGGTGTAATTCCCTCCGAAATGTTTGGCGAGAAACGCGCTGGCGATCGCAAACTTATTGCCACCGGCTGTAACAGTGCCGACAGGCTTCTGCATATCCAGCACCCGCGGTGCCTGGCCCTGTCGTTCACCGTAACCCATCTGGATTAACGTCGGGCACACCAGTTGGCTTTTTCCGCCGCCACCGGCGGTAATGGTGCCGCTGGGCTGGTCCGCCGCGTGGCCGATACTACTGCCGAACTGTCGGGCGATCACTGGAGCTAAAAGTGGGCAGATTACGTTTGTACGGTTCTGCGATAGCAGTGTAAAAAATGGTTTATTGACCGGGCGGGGCTTCATTTGAAATGTTGAACCGCCTGTACCAGCAAAAACGGGTGCAATCACCGGTGCGGCCACGGCAAAGCCGTGCGTTTTGGTTATCGTGTGCAGCGGCGACTCCATCTCCTGTCCCCGGAAGCAGTCGTATTTGGTGCGGGTGCGGGTGCGGGTGCTGGTGTGGTTGCACTTCACGATGAATGGCGTCGGGTTGTCGATCACGAACCGCTGAATGCCGCGGGCAATCCGTCGTAGAGTGTTTTCCGCCAGCGACTTCTTGCGACCGAAAATCGACGGGCAGGGAATGCTCCAGTCGATACACTCCGCCGCGGTGCGCCAGGGTGCCAGTTTGCCCGCCAGCACGGCGACAGACTTCGGATCGCCGTGGGTGGCTTCCGGCCATGCTACAGGCTGCCCGTCGCAGCGCATCACCATGAAGAAACGCTTGCGGATCGTCGGCGCGCCGTAATCACAGGCCCGCAGCTCGCGGTGTTCGACGGTGTAGCCGAGTCCGGAGGTCAGCCGTAGCGCTTCCGATCCGTGCCGGTCAATCTGCAGCGATTCGCAGACCTCATCCAGCGCCGGGTGGTCGGCTGCCACGCCAGTGCTGAGCATGCCAACGAACGCCACGAAGGTTTCGCCGGTACGTGCCGGGTCTGGACGATCCTCACCAACAAGCAGCGGCCCCCATGTCCTAAATTCCTCCACGTTTTCCAGCATCATTACGCGCGGGCGGGTGGCTAGCGCCCAGCGCAGAACAATCCACGCAAGTCCGCGGATCTCTTTTTTTACGGGCGTGCTGCCTTTGGCTTTACTGAAGTGACGGCAGTCCGGTGAGAACCAGGCCAGGCCAACAGGCGCGCCGGCGGTCGCGGCGACAGGATCGATATCGAACACCGATTCGCAGTAGTGCAGGGTGTCCGGGTGGTTTGTCGTGTGCATAGCGATTGCGTTCGGGTCGTGATTGATAGCGATGTCCACGCTGCGGCCGGTAGCCATTTCGATGCCGGTGCTAGCGCCGCCGCCACCGGCAAAATTGTCGACGATGATTTCTCGCATCATGCGTGCTCTCCGAAGGTTTCTGTTAATGCCTGGGCGGCGATGAGGATTGAATTGCTGGGTTGGCGCTCCAGCAGCATGGTGTTGATGTGCTGCATTACTTTCCGGTAGTGGACCGGCGGAAGTTCGTAAATGCGCTCGATCTGCTCAGCAATGAGCTTGACTTCATTGGGCCACACGTCATTCTCCGCTGCTGGCGCTGCTGGCGCTGCTGGCGCTGCTGGCGCTGCTGGCGCTGCTGGCTGCAAACGTAACGCCGCCCGCTCTATCTGACGCAGGAATGCGGCGCCGCGAGCATCCAGATCGTCACGGCTGACATAACCGAACCTTTCACCGCGCCACGTTTTATCGAACACCGCGATAGCAGCGCCGAACCCGGCTGAAGATCCTGACGGCTGTCCGGGCGCTGGCCGATACCACTCCGGCAGGTCAAAGCTGATGCGGCCGCGGATAAACGAAACGTGATCCGCATCTTCCGGCCACCACACCTCGCCGGTCGCCGCTTTTATCAGGAACACGTAACGGCCGCCCAGCTCGCGCATCGCCAGCGTGTGGGCCATGATGTGGCGCATGCCAGTGATGTAATGGCCGTCGTGCTGGCTGGCGCGGGAATAGGGTGGGTTTGCGTACGCAGCGCCGCGCAGCTCAGCCAAGCGGGCGCTCCAGTCTTGCGTGAGCGCGTTATCCTCAGCGCTGTAGAACGCCTCGCATTTCGCGTTGCTGGCGTCGGCAAACAGGTCCAGCACGAACGGGCCAAACATGGCGTTAATACCCCACCAGACAGCGTCCGGTGAACGCCACTGGTCGCCGATTTCCTTGAGCTTGTGCGTGGGCTGAGCGCGCAGGGCATCCAGCGCCGCGCAATACGGGTTTATTTGGTGAACGGTCATTGTAATTTGCCTCGACAGCCAAGTGTCCGGTCAGGAGAGTTTGATTTGGTAGTAAGTGCAGAAATCGAGAACGTAGGGGCACTCGGCGAGGCTCTCGGTGCCGTTTATGACGTCACAACCACTCGCATGAAGGCAGTTGCAGTGCTGGCAGCTGAGCCGGTTCTCCCAGCAGTTTTTCGCCATCGCGTAGCCGTCACACTGGCCGCCGCTGAACCGGTGCGGGAACTCATACGCGGAACAGCGGCATGTGACCTGCCTGCCGTCCCAGTAGGCTTTCCCTCAGGTAGTTGAGCTTGCATAGACTCACCTCAGATATAGCTCTGCAGTTAACGCCGCGATAAGCAGCAGGATCAGCACAGCCGCCGTGCGGATGCTGACATAGAAAATATGGTGGCGCGCGAGGTGACGCCGGATTGTGTTTTTCATGGTAACAGGGCGTAAAAAAACCGCCGGGTGGCGGTTATTGTCTCGATATCTTAAAGGGAGTGGCTATAAAATATTTAAGACAGAGAGTGGGATAATATATTAGTTAATCGGTGTCTATTAAACAATTTAATTAACATGGTATTCATATGGTGGCATCGTTGTCCGGGATTCTGCGAACCAGCAACTTATTGCCATCAATGATCCGAGATCTGTATCTGTGCTCTCCTAGATACGTGAAATTATGAATATACGCCTGCGCTTTTTTTAAAGGTATACCAAGCAAGGCTTTTTCAAAAATAATATACTCATTAACTTTTAGAATTAAAACCCAGTAGCCCATTGTCCTATAGGTAAATTTTTTCTTATCATTGATGTAATCGACTTTCACGATCACCTCCTAGCCATCAATTCATAAAAAAAACTGTACATTCATTGCTTTCTCAATAAAAGATTTAAAGCTTAGTATTATCAAAACCTCAAAGTGAATTTTGGTGCAATAGCGAAAAGAAAAATTAGGAAAAAGCTTAAAGTTTTTAGGTCGGTAGTTTTTGAATCTGGTCTGGTAGTAACCAGATGTCAGAAAGATAAACTTTTGCTGTGCAATTATTGCTCTTTGAAGGGTTTCGATGTGGTTAATAATTAGTTCGAAAAAATTTCATAAAAACTCATGAAGTTAAAGGATTATGATGTTTTTTTGCGAAACCCTGCAGTTGAGTCACGAAAGTTCAACTAAGAACATACAATGTTCGAAATTCCCAGCCTTTACTTTCGACGTCGGCATAAAATTCTTCAGCGCTGACCTCTGACCATTGTTCCCACTCAGGGCTCCCGTTGTTCTGTCGGATTTGGTAAATCACCCCTGATGGTTCATTAACCATGAGAGCTAACCTAGCTAATACTACTCTTTCCTCCAGAGATAATTTGCAAATAGTGTTTTCGTCGGCCATTTGCATTAGTCTCTCGCGAGTGAACATCTCAATTAGTTTCTTCACTGTTTGACCTCTTTACAGTGAGCGCCGTCTGGCACGGCGGGGAAATCGTCGGCCCAGCCGCCATGGGAACGAACATCAGCCAGTACTTGCTCGCAGACGGCCATGGATGGCATCGGCGTGATGCTCCAGGCGCTTCCGTCGCGCACCGGTGATGCCAGAATCAGGAAAACGAAGGTCAGGGTGGTCATCAATACTCACCCCACGAGTAATTCTCAGCTTCCGGCCCTTTCTCCCCGATGATGGTGCAATCAGGAACGCTGATAACGGTGCGACTGTATGCAAGCACTTCGCCGTCAACTACCTCAAGCCCCTCGACATGGCCGGCGCGGGATAGAGCAGCCAAACAAAGCGAAACCTTCTCAAGCGTGAGTTTGATGCGGCTAAGCTGGAATGACTTCCTGTAAGTGAATGCAGCGAGAGCTTCCTCTCGCGTCATGTGGTAGTTCGATCGAGAAGCGCCTTTCAGGCAGCGTTTGACACTTCGATCACCGGGGCGACTGCGATATACCTGCAATTGCTCCAACGTCATGTAGGGTAAATCCCAGCAGTACCAGAACGTTTTTTCGGTTTCACGGAGGATTACGCACTGGTCCAGCTCAATCACTGCTCGTCCCTCGCTGTCATGCCGGTCAACATAACGATAGCAGTATTTTTTCTCAGGCATCTGGCACCTCCGCGGCGTGGATCGCTGTGGCGAATTTAGCTATGCCATCACGGAAAGCCCTTGCACCATTCGCACGAAGCTCTGCATCGGCATAGCTGATACCTAGCTCATCCATGACGCAATCCGTGTCGCAGTGATGTTCATTTAATTCCAGTGCGTTCTTAACCGCCTGCACCTGCTCATTCAACCGGTCGCGCTCGACATAAACAGCCATAGCCGCAACCGCATCTTCGCGGAATACACAGTCGATGACGCCCTGACTCAGCCCTTCGCTGTCTCGCGCATACAGCGTCCAGAACTGCGCCTCGCTGTCTTCACAGCGTTCGATTTCATCGCCGTTACTCCGGCAACCATGCACGTAATACTTTTCCATTTTTATCTCCCGCCGACCGCAGTCAGCCAAAAAATTGCCATAGCCAGCAGCGTGTAAATGCAGCCCATGAGCATGCCAAAAAGGTAAATTCCCAGTGAATTCATCATTGTTGTGGCCTTAGATCCGCAGCTGGTGGCCGCACGCAGGCGCACCGCACCGAATGCGGCGGCGTTGGCTGGCGGTCAGGAGGCGGAAAGGGTGGTTAAATGGTTTTCTTCAGCTCGTTATAACGTTGAAGAAACTGGACGCGAGCCTGTCGTGGCGTAAGCGGGTAGATCATGAAGTCGGCGCACTCGATGCCCTCAAGCACCAGCCACGGCGTTTCGTCATCCATATCGAAATCGCGGCGCTCGGTAGCCAGCATAATCAGGTCCGCACGCTTAACCTGCGCAGACATTGCAGCTGGCAGATTGAACTTGTCCCGGATGAACTGATCGACACGGTGCTCAATCACCTGATAGTCAGGTAGAAACGCTTTAAGTGGCGAACTGACATCACCGCAGTAAGCTTCTGCTGCGTCGTGCAGCAGCGCCTCTAACGCCATTTCTGGCGGCACCAGGCGACTGACGTACATCGAATGCTGCGCCACGCTGTAGAAGTCCTGCACATGGCCGGTAAAGCGGCAAAGATTCGACAGCGCACCGGCGATATCCTCGATGCTGATGGTCTCCGCATCGGTGTCGGTAAAGCTGAAGTGCTTGCCGGAGAGGGTGTTAATCCAGGTCATTGCTGCTGATCCTTAATTGCTGCGCGGCGGGCCATGCCAGCGCAGAACTCTGCGCGCAGCTGGTACCAGGTGATATTGTTGCCAGTTGCATGGCGTGAGGCTTGCAACCAGTGATGAGCGGCATCAGCGAAAAGACCGTCGCGCTCTTTCTGCGCTGCTTGCTGTGCTGAGCTATTTGGCAGTGGCATAGATACTCCAGAAAGCCCCGGGCGGGGCTGATTGGGTGGCGTCAAAAGGGAATGTCGTCGTCGAACTCAGTCTCCGGTGACGGTTGCTGACCAACGTTTCGCGAGCCTGCGTTTTGCTGCAGGCGTGATTGCTGCTGATTGCCTGTCGCCTGGTTCGCATAACGATTTGAAGTCGGACCGCCACGCGCGCCCGGCGCTGCACCGTTAGGCGCAACTGGTTGACGCTTGTCCACGTCTTTTAACGACAGCAATAACTTATCAATCGCCTCTGCCGGCACTTTGTCAGCCAGCTCGGCATATGTCAGGCGTGTTTTAACCTGGAAAACATGGCGTATGTTCATCTGGTAGGTATCCGATCCGTCGGTACTCTTCGTGCGCAGCTCCTTCTGCAGTACCAATCCAACAGATTTACCTTCGATGGCAGGCAGCGCCCACACCATGCCATCTGGGGTTTGCCGCTGCTGAGGTTGTGCATCACGAACTCCGGCCGCCCACAGCAGCGCGGATACTGTATCCATGCCGAAAGTCTGTTCACCTTCGCGGTTGATAAAGTTGATGCGCAGGTAATTTGCCTTGAGGCCATTCGATTCGAAACCCAGCTCCAGCGTTTGCGACTGGCTGTCGGTCCCGAAGTTGTAGTGAGCGTGCAGGATCACACCCTCATAAGCCCCGGTTTCGTTGAGCATGGCTGAGGTTCCGGCTTTTTTCGCTGATTCCGGGTTGAAAACAAAGCCCATTGGCTGTTGTGGTTGCTGCATCAGATGTCTCCTTCAGACATGAAGTTACAGATGGCCTGGTCTACAGCGAACAGGTCATTGTCCATTTCGGTTTGATCGGGAAATAGGTCGGGTGGCGCTTTGGCGGTGTCGTTGTCATCGCCTTTGATCAGAAATACGTGCTTACCGTCTTTTTTGATGGCGCGCAGCACGATGGAGAAATAGCCCTCCGGCGTCAGCTTTTCGTTGAGCATTTTGCCAGCGGTCTTCATGCGCACTTTGCCTTCTGATTCTTCTGTGTGCGCCAGGAAGTAAACGCGAACGTCATCAGGCAGGTGTGTGGCCGCGGTAATGATGCGCCAAACATGATCCGCCATTTCGGTAAATTTGGTGTAACCGGTCTGGTAAGCACGGATCATGTTTTCGTGCTGCATGACAACCTGAAAATCATCGATAATCAGGATTTTTCGTGTTTTGGACATCACCATCCGCTGGATCTTATCTTCAACATCGGCCCAGTCATCAGTGCGGAACACGTTACCGCGCTGCGGCTCTCCGTTCGCGTCAGGTTTACCGTGAACTTTCCATGTGCCTTTATGGCGAAACGGCAGCAGCTTGGGGATGCACTGAATTAGCAGGCAGTCGTCGGGGTTGAAGTTGCGCAGGCTGTAAGATTTTCCCGCGCCAGAGTCACCGAGGATTAACACGGGAGTACCCATATCAACCTCCCTGCAGGTAATGCTGCATCGTGAATTTCTGGTCCTCGTCGAGGTCCATGTTTGCCAGGCACCATTTCAGATAACCGCGGTCAGTCGCGCCAATTTTCTCGAACGTCGTGCCCTTGTGCTTACCGAAACGCATGGTGTGAAGCAGGGAAGGCAGGGAGGTGATTTCGCGCATCTGCGCGATGGTGAAGCGGGCGTGACGGTTAATTTCGATCAGCACCGCTGCCGTCACGTAGCAGTCATACAGGGCGCGGTGGGCGTGCAGGCCCTCCGGCACGTTGGCGTTAACGCCGAGGTGGTAGCGCATGAACTGGTTGCCGTGGCTCTCCAGCTCCGGCCAGAGCTTGCGGGACAGCTTCATTGTGCAGATCCACGGCGCGGTGATCTGCGGCAGCTTGCTGCGGTCGAATTTGGCGTTGTGCGCAACGTAAACGTCAGCGCCGAGATAGCGATCAATTACAGCATCAATCGGCGGTGAGTCAGCCACGTCCGCTTCGGTTATATGGTGAAGCGCCATCGCAGCAATGCTGATTGGCTCCGGCGGCTTCACGTAGTCGCTCATCGGGTTGCAGATAACGCCATCGACAATGTCGACGCTGGCGATTTCACACACACCACCCTCGAGGCTGGTGGTCTCCGTATCAATTACACGCAAAATGGTCATCAGGTTGTTCCGTAAGGGCATCAGCAGCGGCTTCGCGCTGCGCCAGCTTGTGGGCGATTTGAATCAGGTCAGCCGGGCCGAACTGATTCTGTTGGCAGAGCTGCAGGATTGCGTCGACAGTGGCCTGGCGCATCCATTCGTTTATTGCCAGCGGCGTGGGGATCGGCGTTACATCCATCCGATATACATCCCCGCAGCAATCAGCGCCGCGCCGATAACCGGCAATAACCAGCTGCGGCGCCGTGGTCGAAAATCAGCACCGGTCAGCCGGTGCAGGAACTGAGATTTGTAGAGTTGGCTCATCATCGATTACCTCGGATACGCAATCCTGCAGCGCGTTTATGTGACGGCACCCGGATGCTTTGCTGGTAACGCAGGGCGCACTCCCTGTCAGTGCAGAAGTCATCCCGCTCGCTACGATCCCAGTGTTTAACGGTGCTCTTCACCACATCTTCAGGATGGCGGAACCGGCCGCAGTAGCGGCATCGCACTGATTCCAGGTGCTCGGTACCGGCATCCAGCACCGTGTACTCGAAATGCGAACCGGGAGTGCCGTCTGGCAGCGTGTAATCAACGAACGTTTGCTCTTCGCCCTTAAAGTTCGGGCGTATGCTGCAGCCGTTGAATGTGACCAGCTGAGCGCCGATGCGGATCGGCGTTCCCGGCGGCAACTCGGCCAGGCGCTGGGCGGTTAATTTGGGGATTGGGTGCATGCTTACCTCCGTTTTGAGGGCGAAAAAAAGCCCCCGGAGAAGGGGGCAAACGACTACACACAGCGATGATGGGGTTGTGGCGGCCGGTGCTCCTCGCAGTTCACATGCGCTGGTTTGGCTACCGTTCTCGCTGTAACTGGCGTAAGGGCTAAAAAACAACAAAAAGTAGGTAATAAACTGCGACGGCAATTACTGACGCCAACATGATGGCAGTAAAGACACGCACAACGATCCCCATGATTTGTGACCATGGCAGACGATGCTTATCAAATAAATTGATGCCTGCTGCTACCGCAAGCATCGTCACGAAAATTAGAAAAGCAGACTTAACTGCATAAATGGCCAAATCCACGCTCACTCCTTACTTCGTTGCCCCTGATTTTCTTTGATGCTGCGCAAGCTACGATATCAGCCTAAGTCCCGGTCAACCGGACCGGCTATGACTGCTTCGCTGGAGCTGGCGCAGCTCGAAGAAAACTTCGCCACACTCTCGCAGTGGCCAGCGCCGGTTTCCCGGTCATCATTTGAGGCTGCTTAGTGCGTTAAACCGGGCGCCAACCGTAAACTCAGTGATGCTTTCGCCTCCTCTCCCTCACTACGTCGCCGTGGGAGCCAGACCGTACACGCCGTCTTCGCGATGCCTTTAATGCTTCATTGGCTTATCTCCTGTTGTTAATGGGGCCGACATATGTCGCTGGCCCATGCACCGATCCGTCGCTCGCATTGCTCCTCTTTGGCTCAGCCCAGGTCAGTTAGGGGTGGCCGCTATTTCAGTTTGCCAGGGATGCGATTGAGTACCCGGTGCGCGACTGCCAGATTGTTAAAGAGCGGGTCAGCGCTTGGCGGTGGGCTGCGTTGTGCTGATGAGAGAAAATTACAACAAAGTTTGTAATGGGTAAACAATAAATATTGTAATTTCATTGGTTTTTTACTCATTTATTTGTTTTTTAAAGTAATTTATTTTCTTGAATTGATCGTTTAAACAAAGCGCTCAGGCCTTTTGAGCGAAGTTTGAGTTTTGCCGGAATCGAGGTGTGGATAGTGAACAGCAATCATGGCTGAAGTGATTGGCAACATGGTTTTCGAACATAAATTAAACGACGAGAGTCAAAAGTATCTTGGTTGAAGGTTTATCAAATTAGTTGTGAACGGGAAGGGCACTTTAAGGGAGGCAATTCTGATTAGATAAGAGGGATTGACTGTCCACAAAAAGCCCGCGTTAAGCGGGCTCTTGTTGTTTTTTCAAAAAAAAGGGTAAAGAGCAAGAGGTAGATTTCTTTGACCTCTAACCGTGCATTAACCGCCAGGCATCCAAGCACCACTCGCGATAAACCAAACCAGAAGCACTACGCCTGCTATGCCGCAGGCAGCTGGGAACAGATAGCCGATCTTCATTTTTACCGCCTGAGTTTTTATTATGAGGGCATCCCTGCCTGTCTTCTCCAGCCCTAACCAGCCCTGATGCTGATCTGTGTTTAAAAATTGCAATACGTAACAGCGCCGTTTTATTTTTTATCGCGCCTGTAAAGAGTCCACTCTTCAATCCGTTCGCCGCCTGGGAGGGTGCAGTAGCCTACCTCTCCAGCGGGTTCCTTAACGATCTCCAGCTTGCCGCCGATTTTCTTGCAGTACACCGAAGCCGGGTTAGCCATGCCAATCATCTTCGGCTGCTCGTTGTGCGCTGCACACGAGGCGATAAGCACTGGTAGTGCTGTAATCAGTATTTTTTTCATTGTTATCCCTTTTAACTGAAGGCCTCTTCCGACCACTAACCCAGAGTCAGACCTAGCAATAAGTTAACGAAGCCAGCCAAAAGCAATGCCAGTCCCGGTATCAGGAAGTTTTTGTCGCGCTTCTTGCGAGCCAGGTAGAACATGGCGAACGCTACGCAAAACATAGGTACTGCTATCTTTGTGTAAACTGACATGCACTTCCTTAACTAAACGTTTCTTCCGTATGCAGGGGGATTATACCAGCCGAAGCTTAGTTTCAATCGCCACACCGATAATCCGGCAGTTACCGTTGATCGGCACCATTGGCCACTGAGGGTTAAGCCCTTTCAGGTACTTTTGGCTACCGTCGATCACCAGCTTTTTGAACGTGGCTTCGTTATCGTCGATCAGCTTTGCAACTACCAGGCTGCCATTCACCGCCTCACGCCCAGTATCGAAAAGCACGAACGTACCTTCCGGGATACTCAAGCCCATCGGTGCGGTCATCGAATCGCCGTCAACTTCCAACCAAAATGACTCACCCTGAACATGTGCGTCTGACTCTAACCAGAGATCGATATCCTTTACCGTATAGGCCTCAATGGCCTCTCCCCAGGCACCTGCCTGGACCTTGCTCAGGACAGGATATTTTCGGCCAGGAGAGTATGGGCGAAAACCAGAAACATTATCGCCCGTCACAACGTCTTTACCATCAAGGAGCCATTCGATCTCGCAGCAGAGAGCTTTCGCCAGCTCAGGGAGGTAGCGGGGACGTTTAGTTTTACCACTCTCCAACTGAACAATCGCTTGTTGAGTTGTGCCGGCTCTTTCTGCCAGTTCTGTTTGCGTTAATCCAAGCTCATTTCTTTTCGCAAGGACACGCGCCGCGATCGTCATTAAGTCACCTCTCAATCCAATCAAGAGATGTTTACAAGAAAAGCTGTAATTGACAAACAAACTATATTGTAATTAATATACAAGAAAGTTTGTCAAAGGAGGCTTTATGCAAACTATCTCGGACCGCCTCAAACAAAAACGGGCGGAGCTCAACCTGACGCAGGCTGAATTAGCCAGTAAGGCTGGAGTTAAACAGCAGTCCATCCAACAGATCGAAGCTGGTTTGACGAAGCGCCCGCGGTTTTTGATTGAGATTGCCCATGCACTGCAGTGTGACCCAGCCTGGCTCCAACATGGAGTCAAGCAAGGTAATGCTGCCTAAACACTATTTTGAAAACGGAAATTATCAATGGAATCAGTAGCAACAACCAGCAATTCAGTAAATATCACCTGCAAAGCAGAAGCGCTGGAGAGTTATTTTCACAGGGAAGCTATCGCTCGCGGTAACAAACCTCTGGCGCTGGATATGGGTATTCATCCTTCGGGACTAAGCCGCAAAAAGGTCGGGCTGGTTGGCCTGGCCTGCAAGCTGATTTTGCAGCTGGGACTGCCTGCTGGCTGCATCGCGGCGCCAGGGTGTGAGCAGAACGTGGTGCTGACCGGTGAAGAGGCGCGGAAGTTGCTTTCGCTGCTGGAGCACATACGGCAACCGGCAGGGGGAACTGGTGGATGACGAGCGTTTCGTTGATACCGATCAGCAATACCACGATCGACGCGGCGTTGTCGTGCGGGTTACCCGGTATGACCGGCAGGAGCGAAGAATCATTTTTATGCGGCCAGATTACCCGCATCCATGCTGCGTGCCGAAATGGTATTTCGAGAAGTATTTCAGGATGTTTGAAGGGTAAAGCGAAGGCTGAACAGTTGCACCTGAACAGCCGGGTACTGCATTGCTTTGGTCAAGCGAGGTCAATTATGCGACAGAAACGCCGGAAGATGCAACCAAAAAACACTGTACATAAAGACATGTCCCGGGAGCAGTTAGCCCGGGAGTTTACCCCTGACGCGGCGCACAAGTTGCGCCAGCTACTCGAGCAGAATAAGCGTGCGAGGGAAGGGGATGAGTAACACCGCCGAGATCATCAATTTCCGCGCTCGTACAGAGCGTGAGGAGCAGCGCGTGGCCGATACCGATGATGGGTATACCCGGCTGGCTAACATGCTGCTGGAGGAATATGCAGGCGCGGATCTGACGAAGCGCCAATTCAAGGTGCTGCTTGCCGTGTTGCGGCTCACTTACGGCTGGAACAAAACTATGGACCGAATCAGTGATTCACAGATTTCGGAGATCGCTCGACTGCCGGTGAAGCGCTGCAATGAGGCGAAGTTGCAACTGGTTGAAATGAATATTCTTATCCAGCAGGGACGTCAGTTTGGTCCCAATAAAAATGTCTCAGAATGGCGTACCCCTCAAAACGAGGGATTATCCCTCAAATCAGGGGAGAAATTATCCCTCAAATTAGGGGATGACCATCCCTCAAAACAGGGGGACACCAAAGACATTATTCCAAAGACAATAAAAACAGATCCCCCTAAAGCCCCCAAGGGGGAATTTTCGGAGGAGGTAATCTCACAGGCAAAACAGGTCCTGGAGTATTACAACGAGCTCACAGGAACCACCTGCCGCTCTGCAGAAGTCTTTGCCGTTCTGCTTACGCCACGTTCAGCCCGTACCGCCTACACCGTGGACGACCTGCAGCTGGTGGTGCGCTGGGTGGTGCTGACCTGGAAACGCCGCAATGGCACGGTTGCTAAGCCGACGAACATCTGCCGGGTGAACCGTTTCGACGGTTACCTTGCTGACGCTGCTGCCTGGGCTTCCAGCTACGTTGAGATTGACTGCGCAGCTGTGGTTGAGGCTTACAACGAGATTGCCGGTGACCGTCTGCCTCTGGCTGAGCTGGACGATGACCGTGAGAAAGCGATCCGTGACCTGATCACTCACATGACCCACAAAAATATCGATGCGGTTCGGGCTTATTTCAAGGCGTTTGTGACTGAAGCCAGGCCGCATTACTTCGGCGAGAATCCGTCTGGCTGGCGTGCCAACTTCGATTTCCTGATGAAGCCCGACACGCTTCGCAAAGTGCGGGAGCGTGCGCTATGAGCGACCTGTATCTCGAAGCCAGCGTTATCGGCGCACTGCTGAATGCCGGTCTGACACCTGACGCCAGCGATGTGCTGAACACACTGGACCCTGCAGCGTTCACCAATCCGTTTTACTTCAAGCTATACGGAGAAATTAAGCGCCAGGCCATTCAGCGCAAGATGATCGACGCGCTGCTGGTTGCGGATGCAATGGGTGACGGTCCCGGCGTATTCGCCGACGTGATGGAAACGGCGAAAGTCGTGCCAAGTTCGGCAAACCTCAAAGGCTATGCCAAAAGCCTTGGTGAGAAATTTATGATCCGCAGTTTTGTCGCGCTGATGGAGGCCAATTACGACAGCATAACCCTGGCGAACAACCACGATCAGGCACTGGAAAATATCCGTGCATTCACCAGCCAGGTGCTCACCATTGGCCGGCCTGACGATGAGGTCGTGCCGGTTCACATCGATGAGCTGATGGGTGCTTACGTTGATGTGCTGGAGCGGCGGGTAACCAATGGAGAGGAGTCGGACACGCTGAAGACCGGGATCTACGAACTGGACGAAATTACTGGCGGCATGAACGATGAAGATTTCGTTGTTGTGGCTGCTCGACCGGGAATGGGGAAAACCGAGTTCGCGCTGAAAGTGGCCGAGGGAGTTGCCTCGAGTGAGCGTGTAATGGGGGATCACAAGGTTCGCCGCGGTGTGCTGATTTTCACCATGGAAATGAGCAACCAGCAGGTGATTGAGCGTCAGATCGCCGGCGCGTCGAACATGCCGGTATCCAGCCTGCGCAAGCCGTCCCGTATGCACGACGAGGATTGGGGTCGGGTTTCGATGGGGATTCAGCGTCTGACAGGCCTTGATGTCTGGCTCGTCGATGCGGCAAACCTGACCATTGAGCAGATCCGCTCTATCGCAGAACGCCACAAGCGCAAGTTCCCCGGCCTGTCGCTGATCCTTGTCGATTATCTGGGCCTGATTAAAAAGCCTCGAGCAGAACGTAACGACCTGGCGATCGCTGTTATCTCTGGTGGCCTGAAGAACATGGCTAAGGAACTGAAAACGCCGGTTCTGTCGCTCAGCCAGCTGTCACGCGACGTTGAGAAACGCCCGAACAAACGTCCGGTAAATGCGGATCTGCGCGACGGCGGCAGCATTGAGCAGGATGCAGACAGCATCATCATGCTGTACCGCGATGCCGTCTACAACGAGAACAGCCTGGCGGCGCGCTTCGCCGAAATCATCGTAACGAAGAACCGTTTCGGCGAGCTGGGGACCGTGTACCAGGAGTTCCGCAACGGCCATTTCCACGACACCAACCAGGATGAGGCGCGGCGCATCTGCACCGAGAAGGCTTCAGCCGGACAGCGACAGAGGGAGTTCTGATGCAGGTCTATGACATCTGTCCGTTGCCGAAACCCCGCATGACGCAGAGAGACCGTTGGGCTAAACGCCCGGTGGTTCTCCGGTACCGCGCTTACTGCGACGAGGTGCGATTAAAGCGCCTGCAGCTGCCGGTCAGCGGCTGCCACGTTACTTTCGTGCTGCCAATGCCAGCCAGCTGGAGCAAGAAAAAGCGCAGCGCCAGTATTGGTCAGCCGCATCAGCAAAAACCGGACGTGGACAACCTGATGAAAGCGCTGATGGATGCCTTGTTTGCCGATGACAGCAGCGTGTGGGATTTCCGCGTATCAAAAATATGGGGCGAAACCGGCAGTATCCGGATCGCCAGCATCGCGCCGTCGGCGCACCAGTCAGGAGAATAAAACGTGAAAGGACTGACCGAGATCCAGAAAAACATGTGCCGCTTTATCCGGCAGTACGCTGCTGAGAATGGCTGCGCGCCAACACGTGTGGAGATAGCCACTCACTTTGGCTGGAAGTCCGCTAACGCCGCTGAAGCGCACATTAAAGCGCTGGTGAAAAAGGGCGCGCTCTACAGTAAGCCGCGCTGCTCGCGTGCGCTGAAAGTGCTGGTGGACGTTTAGAAACCGGCCGCTGGCCAACTGCAGTATCGGATGACAAGAACAGACCAGAGGGGATACACGTGAGAATCGAAGCCGCACTTAAACATTTCAGCCCGAAAACGATGATGATCACCGACAGCCCCGGCGCTACCAGCTCGGAGAATATCGACGGCACACACGTCATGGCCGCGATCGGCATGTGCCAGGCTAAAGCTGCTTTCGGCATGAGTGCGTATCTGGGAAAAGCAGGTATCAGTCAGCAGGATCGGGATAAGGCAGTGCAGCACCTGCTGGCGTATGCCCGCAAAACCGCGCCTGCGCTTCTCAGGAAGGCCGCAGCAGGAAAATTGAGTCAGTGTCTTTTTGTACTGGCTAAATTCGCCTATGACGATTACGCGCGTTCTGCTGCCGATACGCATGATTGTCCTGACTGCGCAGGCAGGGGAGTGACTAACACGCTGGCCAGAGTGATGACGCATCCCGGTTGTGGAGAAAAAACGGCTCCAACGTATCGGATGCAACTGGTGGAAAATCAGTGTGTGACATGTCACGGAAAGGGAAAGTTGTCAGCGCGCTGCCGTTGCGGCGGTTCCGGCAAGGTCCGGGATCTGAAGCGGTCGAAACTGCTCGGCGTGCCAGTTGAGAAGGATTGCGATCGATGTGATGGGCTGGGCTTCAGGCGGCAGCCTTCGACGGTAGCGTTTAAAGCGATCCGGGCGTTGGTGCCTGAACTGACGCAATCGTCATGGTCGCGTAACTGGAAGCCATTCTATGACGGGCTGATCGTTAAATGCGAAGCTGAGGAAAGCCAGGCTGATTCGATTTTCAATAAAGTGACGCGATAATACGAATTTATGCATCGAAAGTGGTTGCAATTTGCATAACTTTGGCCAATTATATCTCTCATAGTGGGATTTCAATGCCCACAGGTACTTAAACGAATTCAGAGGCTGCGCAAATGCGGGGCATTTTTATTAGCTTTTTTCTGTCAATCTACTATCTTCAAATTGATGACAACTCTATGCGCCTCCCGTCCGAAGGAGTGACATTTAATCAGTGATGATATACAGGCGCACCAAATCTTAGGCTCTGCTAATGCAGGGCCTTTTTTTAGTCCTAAATTTTGAGTCGCTCCTACCGGAATGGCGATTCATCTCTGATTAATCTGAATCTATACAGGATACATACCCAGAACAGAGCTCGGCTTTGACTCTGCTTTTATCTTGTTTAGAATCGCGCAGGTTACGGTGAATCCCCCTAAGCGGAGGGGCTAAGACAGGTCAACATATCCTGTTGCCAGGAAGCGAATCAGGTTCTGTCTTTTCTGATTTACCGGGAGGCACCCGGCACCGAAACTTCATGATGTCACAATTTTCAGCAACTAAATCAAGGCTCACTTCGGTGGGCCTTTCTTGCATCTTGCAAGAATGATTAGTGCAAGAAGTAATGATTTTCGTAAGCAGTAACGGTTTGAAATTCCTATGGTAAAGGCTTAATAGTTCTTCGTGGGCTGTATAATTTTCCACCAAACATTATGAAACCTCCATTAATCCATTGTGTAACTTGTTGGGGGCGTACTCCCACATATCGAGCGAATTCTGCCTGGTTACCAGAAAAATAAATGTCGATGTATTGTTGTAAGTTCATTTTTATATTTCCTCTTAATTGATCTCTAAGAATCATTAATAATAATTTTAATTAAAAATATCATTGTCTCTTTGGGTTATTTGAAAATCCATTCATAAACAACTACATCAACCTTAGAACAGCATAGCTATAACGTAAAGTTTTTCACTTTATGTCATTCCTTTTTCATCCTCCTAATTGAACAGCGCCACGGCATTGCCGGGGGTGAGAGTATGTATCGCATGGACAAACTAACAACAGGCGTTGCCTATGGCGCTTCAGTCGGCAATGCCGGTTACTGGGGCCTGCAATTACTCGACAAAGTTAGCCCGTCACAGTGGGCGGCTATCGGTGTTATCGGAAGTCTGGTCTTTGGCTTTCTGACGTTTCTGGCAAACCTTTATTTCAAGGTGAAAGAGGACCGCCGAAAAATAGCACGGGGTGATTGATGGCTAATCTGAAGTCAAAGCTCAGCGCCGCAGTGGTTGGCCTGATTCTGGCTGGCGCCTCCGCCTCTGCCATTCTGGATGCTTTCCTTAATGAGAAAGAAGGTAATCGGCTTGTTGCCTATCTCGATGGTTCCGGTATCTGGACTATTTGCCGCGGGGTGACCCGTATTGATGGCAAGCCGGTTATGAAGGGCATGCGATTAACCGCTGAGAAATGCGCCGAGGTGAACGCTATCGAGGAACGCAAGGCGCTGGCCTGGGTGGCGACCAATATCAAGGTGCCACTGACTGAGCCACAGAAAGCCGGAATCGCTTCGTTCTGCCCGTACAACATCGGTCCCGGTAATTGCCTCCCTTCTACGTTCTACAAACGACTGAATGCTGGTGACCGTAAAGGTGCGTGTGAGGCGATACGCTGGTGGGTGCATGACAAAGGTCGTGACTGCCGTTTAACGAAAGGGCAGGCAACTGGCTGCTACGGTCAGGTTGAGCGGCGGGATCAGGAATCTGCTCTGGCGTGCTGGGGGCTGGACCAATGAAAGACACCAAAATAACTCTGGTTCTGGTCGCGTTGTTCCTGCTTATGCTGATTGGGTTGGGCGGCGCTGCGGTCTACTATCACGGTGAATACAGCGATCAGCAGACTGCTAACCAGCAATTGAAGATGGATAACGAGCGGCAGAGCAGTGTTATTGCTACACAGTCCCTGCAGTTCAACCGTTTTAACCAAATAGCCGCTGCTGTCCAGCAGTACGACGCACAAATCACGGCATCATCCCAGGAGAAGCAGATTGAATACCGGACGATCCTCAAAACTGAGCCGACCTGTGCTCTCGCTGTGCCTGCTGGCGTTTCTGGCCGGTTGCTCGAGTACGCGAACAGTTTACGTGCCAGCGCAATGCACGCCAATTCCGACATCACTGACAGCACCGGTGCTTACACCGCTGCCACCGGCACCCTGACATATTGTCAGGCCGTACTTTGGATAGACCCGCTACTGACAGCAATAGACCAGGCTAACAGCCAGCTTGATGGCATCCGAAAGATTGAGAGAGCCCGGGAAACTGGCACACATTAAACCAAAAGATTTATCGTTGTCTGATGTGAATGCGTTAAAAAGAGCTCATTTTTGATTCAAAACTATGAGATTAACGAGTTAGCGATTTTTTCGGTTAGACGGAAATTTACTCGATTTCCGTTCCCGAAGATAAGAAATTAAGCAATAAATGGAAATTGCTAATAATAAAATTGCAAAAGTGAGAAGCAGCCACTCTTTCATACGACACCTCAAAAGCCATTATGAAAAATATGGATAGATAATGTTGTTGGTTTTTTAATCTACTTCAGGGGTGGTAATAATTAAAGCCCATGTACTGTAATTTACATTAGGCATCAATTGATTAGTTAAAGTGTATGGTTGAGGTCCGCAAAGTCTTAAATAAAATTTACGACCCAGGAAGAATTATGAAGGGTTGCGCGTTTATTTCTTGCTCATCTTTTGTATCGGAGCGAGCGATAACATAATTTTCTTTATAAGATACAACATCATTTATATCTACCGCGCAATTGCAACGCTTACATTGCATCTGAGTAATTTGATCTCCTCTATCTGCAATGGCAACAATATGGAATCTATCATGTCCGCAAGATCTACAAAATAAATTAATAATTGACATGGTATTTCCTTGGATTTCAGTGTTTGATATCAATAAGAATAGTCTCAAAGGTCCGATGAGTTAAGCGTTTTTTCGAAATCTTGATGTTTATCACACTTATTTTTTATGACCCAGTGCTTACCAACATATCAAAATCATAATTTCAAACTTGAAAAGAGGATTACCATGCCTGAAATCACTACTGAACAGAGCAACCAGCTGGAACTACTGGCCACGCTGGGTTATGACACCGCAGCAACAAAGGTGGCTGTTGCTTTCATCCAGAACGACCCGTTCAAGCATCGCCTGTTTATCCAGCAGTACAGTCGTGTCTATAGCGAAACTGATATCGTTGCGCGCGCAACAAAAGCAGTGCAGGAATCGGTGGAAGCGATCACCGTGCTGAGCGAGATTACTGCAGCTACCGAATAACCTCACCGCCCGGGCGCAGGCCGTCGCCGTCTCCCCGCGTCAGCGTTGATCGGTAACTCCTGACCGTTAGCGCGCAGAGAGAATCAAAAACGCCAATACCGTGCTACCCCTGAATTCACGCAGGGTCGTTCACTCATGGTCGCTATCCGGTGCGATGGTAGACGAAACCGGGATTTTTCTATGTCGAATGAAGAGTGCGAGTATTCCCGACCCATGCCGCCCGGCAGCCTGCTTAATGAGTTTCACGCATACACCAGGCTGATCCCCGCACCAGAAATCGGGGAGTGGGTGCAGAGCCAGATACTGTCTGTAGACGGCAATCTGCATAACCCAGACCACGGTCACCTGATTGACGCTGATCTGCGATTTATGTGGGCCTCCAGCGCGTTTGCGAAACAGGGGCGTACCGTGCTCGGCCAGGCGGAATCAGTGATGATGCGCGTCGGTGGCTGGCAGAAGGCCCGGATGGAGCAGCAGATGTATGAATGGTTTGGCGAAGTGCCGAAGTTCATCATCACACTGGCTGCTGACTTTTGCGTTCAGTGTACGGATCTGGAGTTCTGCGCACTGGTTGAGCATGAGCTGTACCACATCGCGCAGCAGGTTGATGAGTTCGGCGCGCCAGCATTTACCCGTGAGGGCCAGCCGAAGCTGACAATGCGTGGACATGACGTGGAAGAGTTTGTGGGCGTGGTGAGGCGCTACGGCGCCAGCGACGACGTGCAACAGCTGATCGACGCCGCAGCGGAGCGGCCGGAGGTAGCGAAATTAGACATAGCCAGGGCGTGCGGTACTTGTCTCATGAAACTGGCGTGATTACCTGGACTGACCTGGACGGATGGTGAATTATGGCGGCGCTTAAAAATGAAGTAAAAGCGTACATAGTTCAATCGCTTGCGTGCTTCGATAGCCCCTCTCAGGTGGTCGAGGCTGTCCAGGTAGAATTTAAGCTGAAGATCACCCGGCAGCAGGTCGAAGCTTACGACCCGACGAAGGCCAGCGGCAAGGCGCTCGCCTCGCGCTGGGTAGACATGTTCAACGCCACCCGCGCCCGTTTCCAGAACGAAATCGCCGATATCCCGATCGCTAATAAGGCGTACCGACTTCGGGTGCTGGACCGCATGGCTACGAAAGCCGAGAGCATGAAGAACCTCGCGATGACCGCCCAGCTGATGGAGCAGGCGGCGAAAGAGGTGGGAGACGCCTACAGCAACAAGCAGAAGGTGGAGCATACCAGCCCTGACGGCACCATGACCCCGAGGCCAACAACAATTCGACTGGTAGGGGTAGAGCCAAAAGATGGAAAGCCAGGTTGATCTACCCATTCCTGCAAAACTGGTTCAGGTATTTGCTACAGAGGGCGTTCGCTATCGTGGCGCGTTCGGTGGGCGTGGATCGGCCAAGACCCGCACCTTTGCCCTGATGAGTGCGGTCAAAGCGTATCAGGCCGCCGAAAGTGGTCTGAGCGGCGTGATCCTCTGCGCCCGCGAGTACATGAACTCGCTGGAAGAGTCCTCGATGGAGGAAATAAAGCAGGCGATCCGCTCGGTTCCGTGGCTGGATGACTATTTCGACATCGGCGAAAAGTACATTCGGACTAAAAACCGCCGGGTTGGCTATGTGTTCTGCGGTCTGCGGCATAACCTCGACAGCATCAAATCCAAAGCGCGGATCCTCGTCGCATGGGTCGATGAAGCCGAGTCTGTTTCCGCCACCGCGTGGAAGAAGCTGCGCCCAACTGTGCGTGAAAAAGGCTCTGAAATCTGGGTAACCTGGAACCCGGAAAAAGATGGCAGCGCCACCGACAAGTTATTCAGGAAGAACCCGCCGCAAAGCTCGATGATTGTCGAGATGAACTACGGTGATAATCCCTGGTTCCCTGACGTGCTCGAAGAAGAGCGACAGGAAGACCTGAGAAACCTCGATTACGCCGATTACGCGTGGATCTGGGAAGGCGCTTATCTCGAAAACTCCGATAAGCAGGTGCTGGCCAATCGTTATGTCGTTCAGGACTTCGCATCCGACCTGTGGCAGAAAGCGGATCGCCTGCTGTTTGGCGCTGACTTCGGTTTCGCAAAAGACCCCAGCACACTACTACGCATGTTCATCCTCGATAACAGCCTGTACATCGAGTACGAAGCCTACGGGACTGGCGTAGAACTGGATGATATGTGGAAGTTTTACGCTGGCAAGGAAGAGGCCAGGCCTAAGCAACTGGAGGAATGGAAGGTCACTGACGAAGCGAAATACCCCGGCATTCCTCAGTCCCGCAAATGGCCTATTAAGGCTGACAACTCGCGGCCAGAGACGATAAGCCACATTAAGAGTCAGGGGTTCAATATTGCTTCCGCTCAGAAGTGGCAGGGAAGCGTCGAAGACGGTATTACCTGCCTGCGCGGCTTTAAGCAGATCGTCATCCACACCCGCTGCAAAGAGACAGCCAAAGAGGCCCGGCTCTATTCGTACAAAACTGACCGCATCACCGGTGAGGTGCTCCCTGTCATTGAGGATAAGCACAACCACTGCTGGGATGCTGCGCGCTATGGCCTGGATGGTTACATCAAACAGAAATCCAAAGGCGCCATCTTCTTCTAAGGAGCACCAGTGAGTGAATTAACAACCGGGGAACAATTCCTCGTTAACGCCCTTGCTGATGCTATGGGCCGCCAGCGCATGCTGTACGCAAGCATTAATGGCAATACTAAACGCACGAAGTTGTGGGACGAGTTTGGCTATCCAGAAACACTGACCTTCGATCATTTTTATCGCCAGTACCGCCGTGGCTCAGCTGGATTTTCAGCAGTACACAAATTGCTCGACTCATGCTGGATCGATAAGCCAACCATCATTGATGGCGAAGAAGGCAGGGAAGCAACGAAGACAACTGATTGGGAAAGATTGGTCACTAAGCTCATGAAAAAACAGTGGGCAAAGATAGAGGATGCAGATCGCCGGAATATGGTAGGTCGTTACTCAGCCTTGATCATTCAGGTTAAAGACAATCGTGACTGGAAAGAACCTGTAGATGTCAGTTTGGTTAGGCGCCTCGGCGCAAAAGCGTTGGTAAAGCTAATTCCGGCATGGGAAAAACAGATTGAACCAGGGAATACTGACACAGATACATGGTCAGAGACTTACGGCAAGCCTGTTATGTATCACTTCAACGAGCAGCCAGTAGGTGACGAACGCTCATCAGGGGCACCGAGGGCGGTAAACGTTCACCCAGACCGTATTATTATGCTATGCGAAGGTTCAGAGGATGAAAATATCCTTTCTGGCATTTCACTTCTTGAGGCCGGATTTAACGACCTGCTCGACATTGAGAAAACTAAAGGCGGCAGTGCTGAAGGATTCCTGAAAAATGCCAGCAGGCAGCTTGCCACAGAATTCGATGCGCAGACTGATATGGCGAACATTGCCCAAATGGCAAAAGAAGCAGGTTATAACAGCCTTGGTGAAGCAATGAACGATAAGGTTCGCAAGCTTAACGGTGGTATTGATTCTGCATTGGTTACTCAATCTGGAAAGACGAGTGTGCTATCGGTTGCTGCTGCTGACCCTACGCCCACATGGACAGTTTCAGCTAACCAGTTCTGCGCGACCATTCAGTGTCCGTTTAATATTTTATTCGGTAAGCAAACAGGGAATCTTGCTTCCGAAGAAGATAAAACAGCGTGGGCGAACCGTTGCAATAAGCGGCGCTGGGGATTCATGAGTGATGTAATCACCAAGGTTATCGAGAGATTCTGGGTCATCGGCATTATTGATCCGCCAACATCAGGCGAAGTCACATTGACATGGTCTGACCTACTTGCCCCAAGCGAGAAAGAGAAGATCGCAAACATGTCGACTATGGCCGAAGTAGCGCAGAAAACTCAGCAGGCCTACGGCACACCGGCCATTGAGGCTAACGAGGTGCGCGCTGTGGGCGAGCTGGAGCCACTGAAAGAACCCGAGCCGCCTAACCCCAACGACAAACCCGATAAGGACCCGCTGACAGATGACGACGACAGCGATAACCCGGATCGGGACGCCAATCGTACCGCGCAATAAAGCCGACCCTACGCAGTCAGCCCGACAGGTTGGCCGGATGTTCAGTGACATCGATGAGCGGTATCTGACAATCAAGCGAAGGCTAAAGGCGTTGTTTGATGAGCGCCTGACCGGACAGTCGCGGGAGAGGAACAGCGAGCAGGGCTTCATGGTCTGCAACAATGCAGACGGACCGGATACGCTTTACCAGGTCAATGCCGGAACGTTCATCTATGACATGAGCGCGGCGCAGCTGGCCGACCTGCTGCAGATTGTCCAGACCATTCTCGACGATGCGCTGCTGGAGGGTGGCAGCCAGAATCTGTGGTCGCTGGGCTACGTGGCGGCGGAATATGACCGCGGCACGCTGCAGGCGTTTACCAACCTGTCGGCTCAGTCACCGGTTTATGCACAGCAGACCACCCTTGCGCAGCTGCTGAGCAGCCCGGCTTATCAGAACCAGATCGCTGCCGCATATGTTGCGACTTACAGCGAATGGAAAGGCATAAGCGATGCCGCCAGATCTGACCTCGCGAACGTAATCTCCAATTCGATTGGGCGAGGCATCAATCCACGGGAAACGGCTGGCATCATCAGTAAGCGTCTCAATGTCTCTATGTCCAGTGCGAAGAACATCGCGCAAACCGAGCAGGTTGGGGCATTGCGCGAGGCTCAGTGGCTGGAGACTGATTGGGCGCGGGACCGTCTGGGCCTGCAAACGGCAGTGCTCTGGATATCAGCGCTAAAGCCCACGACGCGCTCCTGGCATGCCTCGCGAAGCGGCAACGTGTACACAACTGAAGAGGTACGGGATTTCTACTCAGCGAACGGCAACCGCTACCGCTGCTACTGCTCACAGATACCGTGCATCCTGGATGAGAACGGGCAGATCGCCAATAAAGGGGTGACCGACCGGCTTATCAAAGAGCGCGATAAATGGAAGCAGGCCGCCTGACCAATAACCAATAACTGAGGATCCAGCATGAAACGCAACCGCGTTAACGTGCTGACCGTCGTCAACTCCGCTTCAAACATCACCACCGAAACTATCGACGGCAAGCCACATATCGTGGTTCGCGGCATCACGCCCGTTGTCGACGATATCGTGATGAACCGGAAGTTGTACCCGGCAGCCGAAATAGCAAAAGCCTACAACACGCTTGAGCGCAATCCGATGCCGTTTGGTCATCCGAAAGTTGACGGCAAGCACGTTTCGGCGCGCGATGTCCGGGCGGTGAATAACTACCACGTCGGCGCATGGTTCCAGAACGTGACCCACAACGGCGGGAAGGTGTCGGGCGACATGTACGTCGATCGCCAGTATGCCGAAGGCAGCGAGAAGGGTAAGCGCCTGGTTAACCGACTGGATGAGATGGCTGCCGGTACCAACGTGGAACCGATCCACATCTCCACCGGCCTGCTCTATTCAGGAATCGCCGCGAACGGTGAATCGAAGGGCAAAAAGTACAACGAAATCGCCACAAACATGGTGTTCGACCACGTAGCCGTGCTGCTGGATGAGCCGGGTGCCGGCACGCCGGACGAGGGCGTTGGTATTTTTGTGAACGCCGATGGAGAGGAACAGGAAATCGAGGTTGTTCGCCTAGCTGATTCTGCTAACTGCACCCGCGATGGCCTGCTGAACAAAACGAAATTCTTCTTCACCAACGCGTCCAATTTTTCATTCGATGATATCCAGCGCGCCATCAGCGACAAGCTGCGCGAAGGCCGCTCCGACGATAACTGGCTTTGGCCCGAAAGCATCTGGCCGGACAAATTCATCTATCGCGAAGAGCAGAAATTTTTCCAACAGAAGTACCTGATCAACGACGACGGCACTGCTGAATTCGTTGGAGATCGCCAGGAAGTCGTGCGCAAACCCACTGAGTACGAAGTTAAAACCAACGGAGAAGAGAATCCGATGAAAGACCTGATCGTAAACGCGCTACAAGCCGCTGGTAAGCCGACTGAAGGCAAATCCGACGCTGAGCTGATGGACGCATATAACCAGCTGCAAGCCGAAAAGGCCGCTGACAAATCCGAAACCCCTGAACAAAAGGCCGCCCGTGAAAAGGCTGAGAAGGAAGAACGCGATCGAGCGAATAACAGCGCCGAACCTCCTGCTTGGTTTAAACCCTTTGCCGACAAACTGACCACCATTGAAAGTGGCCTGGCGGTTAATGCCGACAAAGAAAATGGCGTAAAACGCGCCGCCGTTAAGGCTAAGTTTGGTCTCGACGATCTGGCTGTGAACGTACTCGAAGGCGCTGCCCTTGATGGCCTGTTTGCTCAGTGCCAGACCTCCATCGGCCTGAATGGCGCATTCCGTCAGCAGTCCACCACTAATTCATTCAGCGACATGCCGGAGTAAGTCATGGCTAAAGACGGTAAGCACGTAATTCACGCGGGTGGCATCTTCGCTAACCCGCAGCTCCACCGCGAAGGTGCAGCGGCGGCCAGCATGCTGCCTGGCACGGTGGGTACCTTCGTTAACGGTAAGTTCACTGCGGCAGTCGATGGAAAGGCCTCAGCAATCCATTACGTCGCCAACTACGACTATCTGCGCTGCAAAACGGTCGATGATGCGATCGCCGCTGATGACTGGGTGGTTGGCTTCCATCCTACCCCGGGTGTGTTTCTTAACCTGCGTGCCGCAGCCGGCACTTACGGGAAGGGAGACCCGGTAGCCATCGCCAACGGTCGCATCAAGCCAGCCATCACAACGGGCGACACGCCAGATACCGTGTTCGCCTACGTCGAAGAAGATAAAGACCTGACCGCTGCAGCTGGCGATCTGGTTCGCGTCGTGTTCAAGTAAGGAGCGACAATGTTCGGATACTCTACCCGCCAGGCGACCGAAACCGGCAATCTGGAAATCAACCAGGCACAGTTCCGGCAGCTGACCTTTGCCCGCAACGCCAGCGCACAGGCTGCAGCTGACTTTATCGCCCGCACGCAGTGGCGCGGTGATGCGGAAGGGGCCCCTCAGCTCGACGCTACTAACGCAGTCGACGACATCCGCCGCCTTTATCGCTCTTACGATCAGACGGTGCTGGCGCAGTTCGAGCCAAACACCGAGTTCACCCTGCTTAACGACCTGATGCCGCTGTCCCGCTCTGTCCGCCTGGAAGAGTCGGTGTACGAGTACGCCCGTACTGGCGGCCGTGGCTGGGCGCACACCTCCATGTCAGGCCAGATCGGCGCAGCGCTGGACGCGAAGAGCTATACCTTCGACGGCACCATGGTGCCAATTCACGACAGTGGCTTTAAGTTCAACTGGCGTGACCCGGTATTCAACAAAGGTTCTGCGCTCTCCTCTCTGTCTGACGCTCAGTCCGGCTCTGTGAACGACGTGCGCCGACAGTACGTTGATTACATCTGGGACGGTTTCCGCGATAGCGAAGGTAACTTCATTAAGTTCGACAACTACACCTGGAAGGGTGTGCGCGGTGATGAGCGTGTTGCTCATGTGACGCTGACCATCAACTTTGCCACCAGTACCGATCCGGAAGCGATGCGCAAAGCCGCCATCGCACTGCGTGACGTGCTGAAAGTGCAGAACTTCCAGTACGGCCAACAGACCTGGTATGTGTCGGCAGAAATTATGTCCAACCTGGAGCAATACTACGACACCACCAACAAAACCCGCACCGTGCTGGAAGAGTTGCTGAGGCTGTCGGGTATCTCGGCGATCAAAGAAGACTCCAAACTTACCGGCAACCAGATCCTGATTGTGCCGCTACAGGCGGGCGTCATCGCACCAATCGTTGGACAGGCGTTCGGCACCGTTGCCGATCCGCGTCAGTTCTACAACAGCGATTACGTGTGGCGTACCTGGGGTGCTGCTGGACTGATGGTCAAGCAGGACATCAACGGCAAGTTCTCGGTCATTTACGCGTCCAGCTAAGGGGTCATCATGGCACTTGTGAAAATTCTCTCTGCGAATCTGTTCGCGGGTGCCAGCTTCCAGAAACTGGAGGCTGGCGTGGTGTATGACGTTGACGATGCGATCGCCGAAAAGTGGCTTGCGCAGGGAAAGGCTGAGAAGACCAGCGAGAAGAAGGGCGAGAAGCTGGCCTTTGAGGTGGCAACGCCGCCTGCTCCTGTTTCTGCTGATTCATCTGCCCTCCAAACGCAGCTCGACGCGGCGCTGGCGGAAGTGCAGGGGCTGAAGGATGCCGCTGAAACCACGGCTACCGCCCACGCTGAAGCTCTGGATGCCGAGCAGCAGCGCGCTAACGCAGCGGAAGCGGCGCTGGCGGAAGCAACCAAGAAGGCGAAATAACCATGGCAGAGCAGATAACGGCGGCGCAGGTAAAACAGCAGTTATCTGCGCTGGGTTATACCGTACCGGACTTCATGATTGATGCTTACCTGTGCAAGCTCGAGGGTATCAACGCTTGCCTGGAGGCCGCTGGTTACGACGATTGCGACCTGATGCTGATCCGCGTGTATGCCGTCACCCTTATGGCGGTTACCGCGTTCGGTCAACGCATCAAGTCGCAGTCAGCCCCGTCCGGCGCGGCGCGTTCGTTCGACTACAGCGGCGACATTAAAAACATGCGTAATACCCTGGCTGCACTCGATAAGACCGGCTGCACGTCGGGTCTACCGATCGACGTTGGCAACAGCGTTGGTTTTTTTGATGTTGTGGGAGGTTGAGATGTCCGAACCAAAAGACGAGACCGAAGAAAAGCCGGACTGCGAGAAATGCCCGAACTGCCCCGACTGCCCGGATCAGCACCTGGAGTATCCACTGTGAGCAGTTTAGCCAACTGGAGCTACACCGCGACCGCGACAATCTGGCGGCGCATACGTGATGCTGACGGTAGCGATACCGACGGCGGAGGCCAGCCTTACGGATGGAAAGCGCCGGTTGCTTTCATGATGGACTATCAGGGCGGTCTCTCAGCGAAGATCGGTGACCTTGGCCGGGAGATTGTGGTTAAAAACACGATATGGACCGAGTATGCAACGGCGCGGGAAGGGGATTACATCCTGATCGGGGCATCATCAGCATCAGTACCGCCTGAAGAGGCCGACGAGATAAGGCAGGTGATTCGCTTCGCTGATACGTTCGAACGAATTGCCGATGATTTTGCACTGATTACCGGAGTCTGATTATGGGCGCTAAAGTTCGCGGTATCCGCGAGGCTAAAGCTAACCTCGATCGCATTATCAAGGGCGTTCAGGGTCGAAAGGTTGTTCGTGCGTTGCAGTCGGCAATGCTCATTGGCAGCTCACAGGCGGCGCTTTATACGCCGATTGACACATCAACACTCATCAACAGCCAGTTCCGGGAAATCACCGCTAACGGCTTCAGAGTGACCGGCCGTGTCGGCTACACGGCATCCTATGCGGTGTTTGTTCACGATCCGGAAGTGAAACAGAACTTCAGGCGTTCGACTGCGCAGAAAGAGTTCTTAAAGAAAGGCTTCGAAGACACCCGCAGCCTGATAGATGCGGTGGTTAAGAAGGAGCTGAAGCTATGACACCTGCGATCTATATGCGCCTGAAAGACCTGTTTGTCGCCGAAGGGCTCACTGCCGGTTTCAAGGTGCAATGGCGACAGTGGCGGGACTCGGGCAAAGATGCCGATCAGTTCATCGTATTCAGGCCATCGGGCGGTACTGATATTGCCTACGACCTCGGCGGCGACTGGTATGTGATGGTTGATGTTATCGCGTCCAAATCGAATCCTGACGCCGTAGATTCAGCGGTTAACGCCATTGCCGCCTATATCAGCACACAGGCTGAAGCCGACGAGTGTGTCGGTGCGCTCAGTCTCGTTGGCAGTATCCCGTCAGCAATACCCACTGAGGAGGGCCGGTTAGTTACCCGGCTGCTCGTCTCATGCACATACGGCGAATAATCGCCAGAATCACCCATCAGGCTGCCATCTGGCGGCCTTTTTTATTTGAGAGGTACACATGCAGGGCTGCCAGAATGACACCGGTAAGCTGATCGGGAAAACAGCGGTACTCCGCATGGCTTATGGCTGTGCTGATACTGTTCCGGCTCTTTCCGAATGGAAGCGCCTGGGCGCGCTAACCACGAAAGGTTTTGACTACTCCATGAATACCGTCACCTCTGAGGCTGACGATACGAAAGGTCTGGTTGAGAACCTGGTCAACAATATGGACTTCACTATTTCTGGTGAAGGTGAGTTTCGCAAGAAGGACAAAGGAACCGAAGTTGGTGCCATCGCTATCTCGAAATACATTTTCGATGAAGTGCAGGCTGGCCGGCAGCCGACCCTCTGGGTCCGTTTCGACTTTGTTGGTGAAGATGCCGGCACCTACATCATGGGGTATTTCAACACCACATCATGGTCTGGCGACTTCGGAACATCCGACATTTCCACCTTCTCCGGTGAGTGGAAAGTCTACGATGCTGACACCGTCGTGTTTGAGGTGGCAGGCCCGGCGCTGGCGTTCACCACGAATCTGACGGCAACCAAAAGCGTTGCTGCCGGATCGGCTCTGAATATGCCAGTGGCGGTGGCGGGCGGTACGGCGCCTTATACCTACGTCTGGAAGAAAGACGGAGCGGTTATCAGCGGACAAACGACGGCCACGTTTAACAAGGCCAGTTCTGTGTCTGGCGATGCAGGCATTTACATCTGCGAAGTCACCGACTCTTCAGCTTCACCGGTAAAAATCACTTCAGCTGCGTGCACTGTCACCATCAGCTAACGGCTCGATACCGCGTGAGCAGTACAAAGGGCGTTCCGGCGCCCTTGATACTGTTTATGGAGCAACTATGACCCCCATTAAAGAATTAGGTGAATGCGTTATCGGTACCGATGACAGGGAATTCTTTTTCCGGCCATCATTTCGCAATATGGCGCGCATAGGGGAACCGGCTGAAATCGTCCAGGCTTTCTATGACCTGTGCAACGATGAAGTCACCCCTTTGCTGCAGCGAGCGGCTAAGGCCTATATTCGCGATGATTACAGTCGACTCCCTGACTGCGTGCAACGCTATATCCAGAGCGGGCTACTAACCCGTAAGGCCATCATGGCCGCTCATACCGTTCTGACCGCGTGTTGCGACGATGATATCGGGGAGCTGGTCGGATGGATGAAGCCAGGGAAGACGGGAAAGCGCGGATTTGTCTGGCGGCCCGGTAGCATGCCGCCAGAAAACATGGTTATCGTCGCGCAAAACCTGATGATGCACGGCATCGTCGGCAAAGCGAAGGTGCGCAAGTTGCAGCGCTATGAGTCAAATGATACCACTGCTGAGTTTCGTGGTGCCGAGTACATCATGGCGGCGCGTAACCATTTTGGCATCAGTCGGGACGAGGCTGAGAACCTGACGATGACTGAGTTCGCCATGATGATTGCCGCCAAATACCCGAACCAGAAAGGTTTTACCCGGGAAGAGTACGACGAGGTCATGGATGAAGACGACCGCCGCTGGCAGGCAATGATGGCGCAGGAACAGGGCTGATGTCGGATGATATTTTTGCTCGCAAATCGAAAATGAGAGCGAAAACAAGTGAAAAAAATACAGCTAGCGAATAGTGATGACGTCAGTTAATCTCCAATGGTTCCTAAAGGGTTCCAAAAAAAAATCACATTTAGATATGATTTAAATGAGAATTATAAGGAATTGGTTGCTTTTTCTTTGGTTTTTCTGATCATTTTCGGAGATTTCTTTGAAAATCACCAATAAACACTACGGGAACCTGATGCTCTCAACCGATCTTGAGATGGCCGGTCTACTATCGGGTGATCTTATAGTCTCTTATGGTTGTACAGCACTTGTTAGTGGGATTGTAGCCGGAAGAATCTTTGTTGAGTCTGGAGGAAGACTTTTACTTAATGGCTCAGCTTTGAATGGGATTACTAACAGAGGTGGTATTGTAGAAATATATGGTGTTGTGGATGGTGGAATCGAAGAAATTTCTGGTGAAACAATGATTAGTTCGCGAGCTGTTGTACGCTAGCAATTTGATGATTTGTTCAGGTGCTCGGAAATGAGCATGCTTCCCATTGCGCCGGTTCCCCGCTACGATCTGGTGACTTGTTACTAATGGGGATAGGGATGTGAAAAAATTATTGGCAGTCGCTATGGCTGTTTTATTCATTGCCGGATGCGATAGTAAGCCGGATGCTCCATTTGGCTTTAAGTGGGGGCAGACTGTAAAGCAAACTCTTTCGCAAAACCTGAAGGATGCAAAAGTTAGTGGTGATGAGGATACTTTGATTTTTATCAGCGCTCACAGCGCCCCGCAGCCCGTACCTTATTCTGGATGGTATAGTTTAGTTTTTACCCCTGGTGTTGGACTTACTTCAGCTTCGTTTTCTACCCCGGTTGATGAGGGTGGGGTTTTCTTTAATGAAGGTCGGAATGTGTATGGCTCTATCTCAAAAACATTAGAAGAAAAATATGGCCCGCCACAGAATGTTAAAGAAAGCATGGCGCGAGATGGGGCTGAGTTTTATTCTTGCTTAAAGGAAGATGGATGCGGTAAGTGGGAAAGAACCTATCAACATGATGGAGTTAACATCAAGCTTTCAGTAAGGCCGACACCAGGGAAATTAATGGATGGCTTGTCAAAGGCATATATTGGTGTTGATTACGAATACTATACGGAAAAAATGAAAAAAGAATCGCTTGAGAAATCTGCAAAAAAATACTCATCGAATAATTTTTAAGTAAATTAGATCAACCGTAACCCGCCATTTGGCGGTTTTTTTTTATGTCCGGAGAAAAGAAAATGGCTGGAGTCGTTAACGCCGGTAGCATCATCTATGCAGTAGACATGGATACCGCTAAGTTGCTTGCTGCACGCCGTGAGGTTGACGCCGCGCTTAATGGTATGGGCGGAAACATGGGGCGCTTAGAGTCCGGTGTTAACCGAACAGAACGCGCCATTGACTCCGCTGGACGCGGTATGGCAAAGCTCAGCGCTATAGCTACTGGCCTGATGGCAGCTCTCTCCGTACAGCAGGTTGGTACTTACGCTGACGCATGGGCAGAGGTCAACAATAAGCTGGCGAACTCGATACGAGAAGGTGAAAACCTTGCCGACGTGACCGAGCGAGTTTTCAGCATAACGCAGTCAACCCGATCAAGCCTCGAAGCCACCGCATCCCTGTATGCGCGATTAGAGAGGGCTACCCGTCAATATGGGACAAGCGCCGGCAACCTGAGCAAGCTGACGACGATCATCAACCAGGGCTTTGTGGTTTCAGGTGCAACGGCGCAAGAAGCGGAAAACGCAATAATTCAGCTGTCTCAAGGCCTGGCGTCCGGCGCTCTGCGCGGTGAGGAATTTAACTCAGTAAATGAGCAGGGTAACCGCCTGATCGTCGCTCTGGCTGACTCTATGGGAGTCAGTATCGGTGAAATGCGCAATATGGCTGCGCAGGGAAAACTGACGACAGAAGTAGTGGTGAATGGCCTCCTTTCACAGGGCGCGGCGATCGGCAAAGAGTTCGCCAATACCACAACAACAATCAGCCAGGCGCTGCAGATCGCCGGTAATAATGTCACCAAATTTTTTGGTGAAAATGCCACGATTAAGTCATTTTCCGCCGGATTCAGTGATGCTGTAGTGACCATGTCTGAGCGCCTCGAAATGCTCAGCGGAGCTCTAATCCTCGTTGCTACTACTATGGGCACCCGCTATGCGGCAGCCATCACAATGGCTACCGCCGCTAAAGTAAAATCAACCGTTGCGTCAGTTCAGCAGGCTAATGCGGATCGGCAATTAGCGAAAGACGAACTGGGGGCGGCATCAGCAGTTCAGCGTCGTGCTGTAGTAGAAAAGGAAGCGGCGATCGCTGAGCGAACTAGAGCGGAACAGACACTGGCAACCCTTCGCGCTACTAACGCCTCGACTGTTGCCGAGGTTGCTCATGCTGATGCCGAATTAGCAAGCATAAGGGTAAATCTCCAGCAGATTCAGGCTGAAAAAGCGCTCGAGGTCCAGCGCGCTAAATCGCAAATCACAGAGCAGGGTAGAATTGCTACAGCCACTCGGATGGCTCAGTTGCGCCAGGCAGAAACGGTCCTTATTCAGCAGGCTGCACGTGCCGAGTCGGTCGCGCAAAATGCCAGGGCAACAGCCTATGCTGCAGCAAGCGCTCAGATTGCTACAGCCAATAGTGCGGTCATAACCACGACCGCAGCAGTAACGGCAGCGAATGGAGCGATGGCAACCTCTCAAGAAAGGGTGGCTGCAACCAGCATCACTGCAATGGGCGCGCTCAGGCGCGTGAACTCCTTCCTGATGCCTCTTGGGGGTGTTGCTGGCATTCTGATGATTGCTGCTGCAGGATGGTACCTATATGCGCAGAATCAGGCGCAGGCACGGCAGGAATCGATCGCATTTGCTGATACGTTGCCCGATGTAATTAAAAAGCTAAAAGACATGAATCTGGCCCAAGCACAGGGATTGAGCGCTGATACTGTAACTTCAATTAAAAATCAGAAAGAGGCACTGGAAGATCTTAAGTCTGAGATTTCTGCACTTGAATCTGAGTATAAAAAGTACATAGATGCCGCCAAGAATTACGGGGCCGAAGAGGACGAAAGCAACGGTTTCGTTATCCAGGCAGCAAAAGTTGCTAATGAATTGATGAAAAAACGTCGAGATTTGGATGGCGCAACGGCAAAACTTAATCAGACCCAAGATGCTTATCGCTTGATAAATATTCAGGTCAATCAAGGTCTTGTTGACCAGATGAAGGCCGCGCGCGACAACGCCCTAGCCGTTGCTGAGGCGGAAAAGCAAGCCTCTTTCCTTGGAGGTACGCAAGCTTTCCTAGCCGAAAAATTGGGCCAATCTACTCAGGCTTTGAAGGCGTTCAATTCTGAAAGCCTGAAGATTAACTGGGGTGGCAAGGAAGGTGAAAAGCTCATTAAGCAGGCAGAGCGCCGGTTAGCACTTTCCAAGCTGGAGGGAGAGGCCAAAGCCAGGCAGCAGGCCGCGTATGACGCTGAGGATGCTGGCATGGTGGACCCGCTTGCAATTAAACGGACACAGGACTTATACGCCGCAACAGAACGGCAAACCCAGTCCCGCAAGGATCAGCGCAAGGAAGACAACGCTGCAACCTCAGTAGCGAGTAAGTTGGCAAATCAGCAGCAGGCAGTTACGCAGAAGCTGGCCAGTCTGCAGCAGCAGGCGGCACTGACTGCTGATTCAACGCAGGAGCTTACACGGGCGCAGGCCATTCAGCGCGCCGGCGAGTCACTGGGCAGTGCCGCAACACCGGAGCAGGTCAAGCAGGCGCAGGAATACGCTGCCGCCATCTGGGATACAGCAGCTGCCATCAAGGCGCGCAATGCCATTCCTGAGCTTAAAGAAAACGCCGACTATACCGCGCAGAAATCGCAGCTGGAGATGCTGAAGAGTGCAACGGATGCCAACGGTAAGCTGCTCATCAATCAGGAGCAGTACAACGCCGCTTCTGAAGAGTTGGAGCAGGGCCATCAGGTTCGACTGTCGAAAATTCGGGCTCAGCAGGTGAGTGCCAACCCGATAGCAGAGGCGCGGGGAGAAATTGACCCGGTTCAGGCGCTGGCGAACCAGAACAACCAGAAACTGGCCCTCATGCAACAGTATCAGCAGCAGGAGCAGGCGATACTCAAGCAGAGCTACCAGTCTGGCAGCATCACCTACGACCAGTATATTGCCGCACGGCAGGACACCGATGCACAGTATCTGGCACTGCGCACTGCGCAGGAGAACCAGTTTAATCAGCAGATGACCGCAGCGCAGTGGGAGCTGCTCAGTCAGCAGGGGTTAGGCTACAACATGCTGACGAGCACGGTGGACTCTTTCGCCGGCAACGCATCGAATGCACTGACGGGCCTGCTAACCGGTACGATGTCTGCGCAGGAAGCTATGCGCTCTCTCGGCAACACCATTCTCAACAGCGTGCTCAACTTTATCGTGCAAACCGGCGTTGAAATGCTGAAGAACTTCATCGTTTCCCAAACGCTCGGCGCTGCTACTCAAACGGCTAATGCTGCCGCTGCAACGGCTGGTGGTGCCGCCGCGCTTGCGGCCTGGACTCCAGCAGCGATTGCCGCATCTATCGCGACTGCAGGCACGGCATCGGCAACCGGGTTAAGCGCTTATCAGACGGCGCAGACTGCCGGGCTGGCAATGAGCGTTTTGGGTGCGCGCAAAAACGGCGGTCCGGTATCAGCTGGTGGTCTGTATCAGGTAGGCGAAGGCGGCAGGCCTGAAATCTACCAGGCCAGCAACGGCAGCCAGTACATGATCCCCGGAGATAACGGGAAGGTGCTCAGCAATAAGGACATCAGCGGTGGCGGCGGCATCACTGTCATCAACAATATTGAAAACTACTCCAGCGGTGCGATGGTGGATACCCAGGCCAGTAGCGACGGTAACGGCAACGTGACCATCCAGACTATTGTCACCGACATCGCAAACGGCGGCCAGATAGGCCAGGCCATCTCTAACTACCACAATGCCCCGCGCAGGGCTCGAGGATGATATGGCTATCCCATACCCCGACTGGCTGCCGCTGGCGCAGAAGTCGAACAAAAACCCGAAGACGGACACTGGATTTCGCACCGATCAGCCGCAGGTCGGTGCGCCGATATTCCAGAAGCTGACAGACGACCTGAAAACTTCGTTCTCTCTGACGTGGATTTTCACCGAGTACCAGCACCGGGTGTTTATGCACTGGCTGCGCCGCCCGGACTATCTCGACAACGGTAACCAGTGGTTCACGATGCGTGTCGGTACCGGAACGGGCGATACCGGTCTGGAGGCGCTGGAGCTGCATTTTACTGCTTATCCTACGTGGAGCCAGAGCGGCTCGGTATACACCTGGTCCGGCGACGTTATCTGCCGGAAGTTGCCGAACGCCGACGACGACTACGGCGACCTGATGATCGAGCTGCCGCCTCCGTGGGGCAGCATTCTGGACGAAGTCATTACCGAGATAATCCCGGAGGTATAATGCCAACACTGCGCGAAATCAGAGCGCAGAGGCCCAATCGCATTCAGTACGAAACCATCACTTTTCATCACTCAACGTTCGGGTATGTGCGCCTGGTGAATAACCAGATTTTCGCCAAGCAACTGGGCGGCACCACGTTCGAGCCATGTCGGTTCGAGCTGACGGAAAGCCAGCAGAGCAATACACCCGTGATCGACAGCACCCTGAAATTCAGCCGACTGGCCAGCGACTTTAAGCAGAAGCTCAAAGCGTGGCGCGGCTATTCCCGCATCACGCCGATAACCGCCACGTTTGCGCTGTACGACGCGGATCAGATTACGCTGCTGAAATCGTGGGTGCTGTACGTGAGTGACTGCAATCTGGATGAGTCTGATGTGAATGTGTCTCTGTCGATGACCAACCCCCTCAACAAAAACGTAGGTCTTCTTTATGACCCAGCAGAATGGCCAGGCCTCGTTAACGGGTAGTGACTTCGCCCGGACGATGATCGGCGTGCCGTGGGCGAACCGGGCGTGCTCATGGCAGTCCTGCGACTGCTGGGGGCTGGTGGTGCTGTACTACCGGCACGTTGCGGGAGTGGAGATCCACCACTCGCCGGGCTACGAAGCTGCCGGCGACTTCGTGACCTGTTTCAGTGAGGAGGTCGTGTTCTGGCAGCCGGTGCCGGTGCCGCAGGAGGGCGGCATATTCATCGGCTATGACGGCAATCAGCAGGCGCACGTCGGTTTAATCATCGATGGCAGGGCGCTGCACAGCCGCGGAGAAAATGGAGGGGTACGCAGCGATCGGCTGTCAGCGGTCGAAAAGGTTTTCACGAAACTGGAGTACATGATTTATGCCGGTAATTGAACTGCAGCGGCTGCCCGGCGCGCCAAAGGAGCGGATCAGCGTTCCGGCCGGTACCGTGCTGGCCGGATGGTTGCTTAGCGCCGACATTCACGCGGATGTGGTTGTCGTGGTGAATGGCCGAGAACTGGGGCTGGACGATGAGGTGGGATTTGCGCTGGAGAATGGCGATCGGGTGCAGGTGTTCGATCAGCCAAAAGGTGTGATCGGCCAGGTGCTTAATCCGGTATTCAAAGTCATCTCTAAAATTTTCTCCTTCCTCGCGCCGAAGTCGTCGTTCTCTGTTGCTGACAACAACAGCAAAGAGAGCCCGAACAATAAGCTAACGGGACAGACAAACGTAGCGCGCACATACCAGGCCCGGCCCGATGTGTACGGCCAGGTGCGTTCGTACCCGGACCTGATTCAGGAGTCCATGTTCGAGTTTATCGACAACGTGAAATACGTCACCGAGTGGATGAATTTCGGGATCGGGCGCTACACCGTGGACAGCGTGCGTTACTCCGAGTCGAACCTCGGTTCGCTGGCTGGTGCCAGTTATCAGGTGTTCGAGCCGGGTCAGGTGATACCGGTTATTTACGAGGGGTTCGAGTTCGACGACGTGGACGGTCAGGAGCTGCCTGGCCCGAACGAGAGCGAGGATTTCCCTGCTTATACCGCCACCGTCACGACCGTTATTTCCGGAGAGCTGGCTGGCGGTGAGATAGCGATGAAGATCCTTAAGCAGGACGAGTTCGACTACTTCTACAGCCTGGCGTTCCCGCATGCCGTGACGTTCGTTATCAACGTGACTTACAACACGGCCAGCGGCAGCGTGACACGTGACGTAACGCTGAACGCCAATCTGTTTAATGCGACGCTGACCGATGACGGTGAACTTGTAGATCCGGAACGGTATTACACGTTCTACTTTGATGAGCTGAGCGGCGGCGATGCGCAGGAAATCCCGACTGATGCGACGATCAACACCACCAAATTTGTGCTGAACGACAACCAGCCGCTGGTTATTGGCCCGTTCTTCGCGCCGCTCGAGGGCGATCAGTTGTGGGTACATTTTCAGGCGCAGCTCGGCAATGACAACTGGGCGAACTACACCGGCACATACTGGAAAATCGACGACGACAATAATCTGATACCTGGCACGACCGGGACATTTAGCGGCGGTTTGTCGAACAGCAGCGGCGGCAGCGACACGCTTTACCGTACGGATAAGATAGTGCCGGCGGCAGGCTATGGCCGTTATGCGGTGCAAATCGTTCGAACGAACAACAGCAATGATACCAGCGTGCTGCAGCTGTCGGAGATCCACTCCGTCCGCATCCGCACGAATGAGGTCCATCCGGACGATACGCTGGTACGTGTCACCATTCGCGCGACAGAGCAGGCCACCGGCGTTCGTGAACGCAAATATAACGCGCTGATCACCAGGCACACAATCAGCTACAACATGGCCACCCGGCAGGTTAATTACACGCTGCGCCCGTCCCGCTCGTTTGCCGATGCGCTGGCGCACGAGTGGCTGGTGATCGGCAAAGAGTCACCCGGCACTATCGATCTTTACGGACTTTATGAAATAGCCGCCAGCCTTCCGGATCAGCGCCTGGGTTATTTCGATTACACCTTTGACGACGAGGATATTTCGCTGGGCAGCAGGGCGCAGAGCATCTGTGATGCGGCCAGAGTCATCGCGTTCTGGGAAGATGGCGTGTTGTCGTTCGTGCGCGATGAGCGCGTGCTTTATCCGGCCACGACATTCAACCGATCGAACATGACCTCAGACGAGTACAAAATCACGTACGAAATGACCATGCCCGGCGGCTATGACGGCGTGGAAATTGAGTATGTCAGCCCGGTAACGAACAAAAAGACGTATATCCGCTACCGGATCACCGCTACCGGCATTACTGAGCAGGCCGCTGATTCGCCGCTGAAGATTAAGCTGCTTGGCTGCCGTAATGAGTACCAGGCGCGCGACAGGGCGCTGCTGGAAGTGAACCGGCTCGTCTACTCCCGCGGGAAGATGACCTGCACCACTCTGGCCGACGGGCAGTATGTTTCTGTCGGTGATGTTGTGCAGGTGCCGGACACGTACGACGTCAATCAGCAGTCCGGATACATCGTGAAGCGCACCGGCAATAACTTCGATACCAGCGAGGCTATCGACTTCGCCGGCGCGATGTTTGTCACGGTTACTGACAGCCTGGGCAGGACGTCGGCGCGCTACCCGGCAACCGTCCGGGCGGATACGCGTTTCGGCTTCACCGCGGCCCTGCCGGCCATCGCACTGAACATCTGGGACGGCTACGAGGTTCAGTCGCCGTCGCGCTATGTCATCGCCACTCAGGAGGAAATGGACGCCACTCTGTGGCGTGTCGATGAGAAGAAGCCAAACAGCGACGGAACGACCGCTTTCACGCTGTCCGAGTACAGCGATCTGATTTATCCCTAACAGCTTTCATCTAACAACAACCCGGCCACCGCGCCGGGTTTTTTATTGGAATAATTATGGCGACCATCCCAAATAATGATCCTGTACCGAGCAATGCGCCTCGTAACGTGAAGTTCAATGCAGAAAAAATCGATGAGTTTGTTAACTCTCAGGATTTGACTTACACCGATCGCCTGAGTGTTGTACGTAAAACGTGGGCTGGCATTGAGACTGATTCGGCAGAAAAGCTGGCTGAAATTGACAATATCATTACTTCGCTTGATACGGCGAACTTCACCTTTGCTTCAGAAGCTGCCGGGCTTGCCGCAACCACTGAAGGTCAATATTTCAGGGCGTTCCAGGACATCAATGGTTTCGTCTTATTTCGCTATTACCAGAACGTATCCGGTGCTGCTGTATTTAAAGGTTCTCTGCTCGGTAATGCAGCATCCGAAGAGCTGGCCGCGCTGCTGTCATCTGTGGGTTATTTTATCGGTAATGAATTTGATACCGATAAACAGTATCCGGTCATTGACAGCAACAAGCGTCTGCTCTGCTGGTGGATGGGGCCTGATTATCACATTCCGGGGAGCGTTCATGCC